TCAAAATTAAAATTCAAACAAACCAAATCTTCTGGTGGATCAAAAATTGTATCTACTGAAAATATACCATTTGAAGTGATAACACCCATAGTTCAAAATGTTACTCCAGCAGGAACTACTTTAACAGCACAGGTAAGAACCATTACATCATCTAGTGTTGATGGATCAGAACCTCCATTTGTTGACAAGGGATTTGAAAATATTAGTCTAGAGGGTGATAATTATATGTCTACTCCTAGAATGATAGCTTCTAGAGTTAATGAAACAACATCATTGCCAAGTCTTCCAGATAATAAATCACTCACCATGAGTTTATCTTTCTTTGGAGCAGATCCAACTCTTTCTCCAATAGTTGATTTAGATAGGATTGGGGTCATATTATGCTCTAATAGATTGAATCAACCAATCACTGATTATGTGACAGACAATAGAGTTAACACACTGAAGGATGATCCTAATGCATTTGTTTATGCATGCAAACCAATTACTTTGAAATCTGGAGCTACTGGAATCAAGATTCACATGGAAGCACATATCAATGTTACTAGTGATATAAGAGCATTCTATGCTGTCTCAGAGGGTCCTAATGATGAGTTAATTTATGAACCATTCCCTGGTCATACTAATTTATTAGCAACTGGACAAATCATAGATCCAGCAAAAAATAATGGATTACCTGATACTTTGACTGCTAAAACAGATGTTATAGCATATACACCAAATCAAGTAATTTATAATGATTATGAATTCACCATTGATGATTTGTCTACCTTCAGATACTTTAGTATTAAATTGGTAGGAACTGGTACAAATCAAGCTCAACCACCTAGAGTTAAAAATCTTAGAGTTATTGCACTTGCATAATATGAAAGTAGAGGGACATGTCAATCTTAAACGTGATGACAATAATAATGCTATTGTGAATACTAGCAGTAGTGAATATAATAATTATATTTCACTACGCAAAAAAAAGAGACAAGGATCTAATAGAATAGATAATATGGAGCATGAATTGAAAAACTTAAAGGATGATATTAATGAAATCAAAAATTTACTAAGAGCACTGTCTAATGGCTAAAAACACTTTTACTTTTGATCCTAGTTCAGGTGTTGCATATGGTGTAAATCTCACCATCAATACAGGAGCAGACTTGGATGCTGACTATACTGTAGTTGGAACTTCAGGAACTGCTTTTGATTTTACTGGATATACTGGTTCTGCTCAACTTGCAAAGAGTGTTGCTATTGGTGCTACACTAGGTGCTCAAGCAACATTCAATGTTGGATTCACCAGTGCCAAGGGTGGGGAGTTTAGATTGTCATTAGGATCTACTGCTACTAGAAATTTAAAAGAAGGTAGGTATGTATATGATGTATTGGTTGGATCTGGATCATCAATTTTTAGAATAGTGTCAGGAGATGTATTAGTAATATCTGGTATTTCATCAGCACCATAAATAAACTTATAATAGTAAAGTAGATAGATGGCGCAACCTTCCACTAGATCAGAGCTCATTGATTACTGCAAAAGAAAACTTGGTGCGCCTGTTCTAGAAATAAATGTTGCTGATGAGCAAATAGATGATCTGATAGATGATGCTATTCAATACTTTCAAGAGAGACACTTTGATGGTGTATATCAAACCTATTTAAAGTATAAGATAACACAAGAAGATATTGATAGAGGAAAGGCAACTGGTGGTGCAGGTATAACAACTACCACAGTTAATACTACAGTAGGAGTAACAACTCAATTTGGATATACTGAGAATAGCAACTTCCTTCCTATTCCTCCAGAAGTATTAGGAGTAACTAAAATTTTTCACTTTGATGGAAGTAACACCATCACTAACAATATGTTTAGTGTGAAGTATCAGTTGTTTTTGAATGACATATATTATTGGGGTGCTACTGAACTTCTTTCATACGCTATGGTAAAAACTTATTTGGAAGATATTAATTTTTTACTTACCACAGAGAAGCAGATAAGATTTAATAAGAGACAGGATAGATTATACTTAGACCTTGACTGGGGTAGTTTATCTGTTGATGATCATCTAGTAATTGATTGTTTTACACTTCTAGATCCAGATTCATATCCTAGAGTCTATAATGATTCATTCTTAAAACCATATGCTACTGCACTTATCAAGAGACAGTGGGGGCAAAATCTCATGAAGTTTCAGGGAGTTAAGTTGCCAGGTGGAGTAGAATTAAATGGGAGAGAGATATATGAAGATGCTGAAAAAGACTTAGATAAGATAAGAGAGATGATGTCTAATACTTATGAACTTCCTCCACTAGATATGATAGGTTAATAATATGGCACTCAATCCTTTCTTTCTACAAGGGTCTTCTGGTGAACAAAATCTAGTTCAAAGTTTAATAAATGAACAGATTAAAATGTATGGAGTGGAGATTTACTACATTCCTAGAACATACATTACTAAAAACACTGTAATACAGGAGGTCATAGAATCTAAATTTGAAGAAGCAATACCACTTGAAGCATATGTAGATACCTTTGATGGTTATGAAGGACAAGGTTCTCTTCTATCTAAGTTTGGTGTTCAGGCACTTGATGATTTAACCTTGGTTATCTCAAGAGATAGATTTGAAAATTATATTACGCCACTAATCAAAAATATACCAAATATAGAATTAGCAACTAGACCAAAAGAGGGAGATCTTGTATATTTCCCACTAGGAGATAGGTTATTTGAGATTAAATTTGTAGAACATGAAAAACCATTCTACCAGTTAAAGAAGAATTATGTATATGAACTTAGATGTGAGCTTTACAGATATGAGGATGAGGTGGTTGATACAGGAGTGGGTGATATTGATGATAACCTAGAAAAAGCAGGTTACATTGAGACACTTACTCTAGTGGCATCAGGAACACCTGCAGTGCTTACAACTGGCATAGTGGATGGTGGAATATCTTTTGTTACTATATCTAACAGAGGAGAGGATTATACTAGTCTCCCAAGAGTGGCAATCTCATCTGCACCTGCAGGAGGAATCACTGCTATTGGTATAGCATCTATGACAGATGACATAGTTGATTATGATGGAGTTAAATCTTCTAAAATACAAAGAATTGATATCATCAATCCAGGCTCTGGATATACAGTTGCTCCAAGCGTAGTTGTTGTGGGTGGTGGAGGAGCAGGTTTTGCTGCTACTGCTACAATCAGTGATGGCACACTAGGAGTTGTTACATTTACTGGTGGTAGTGGATATTCTACTGCACCAACAATCACTTTCTCATCAGCACCAGGATCAGGAACAACAGCAACTGCAATTGCGTATGTAGGTAGTGGTAACACAGTTGGTATTGTTACTCAGATTGGAATTACTAATGGTGGTTCTGGATATACTAGTGCTCCTACTGCAACAGTTACTTCACCATTTACAGGTGGTTCTGGAAATTACATATTCAATGAAGTTGTAACTGGTGCTGCAAGTAGCACAACTGCTAGAGTCAAATCATGGGATGCATCTACTAGAGAACTTAAAGTTTCTATCACAAGTGGTGAATTTACAGTTGGAGAAGTTATCACAGGTGGTACATCAGGTGCTACTTATGAGTATCAAATAGTTGCTGCTACAAATGATGATGATGGATTTGCAGAGAATACGCCAATACAAAGTGCTGCAGATGACATCTTAGACTTTACAGAGTCTAATCCATTTGGAATGCCATAAATACAATATAAAAGGATTATAAAAATGTTTGAGTATTTTTATCACGAAATAATGAGAAGAACCATTATATCATTTGGTTCTATCTTTAACAACGTAAATATACAACATACTAGTAGCGATGACTCTGTTGTTAGCACCACTAAAGTGCCTCTAGCATATGGTCCTACTCAGAAATTTTTAGCAAGATTGGAGCAAGTTCCAGATCTAAACAGACCTGTTCAGATCAGTTTGCCTAGAATGTCCTTTGAAATGAATGGTCTGAATTATGATCCATCTAGAAAATCTACAACCACACAAACATTTTTAAAAGGTGTAAAGGGAGATAAAAGTACAATAGCAAAAACATATCTTCCTGTACCATATAACTTAGATTTTGAACTTAGTATTTTTACTAAGTTAAATGATGATATGCTTCAGATAGTAGAGCAAATACTTCCATATTTTCAACCTGCTTACACTGTATCAGTAGACTTAGTTGATACTATTGGAGAGAAGAGAGATATTCCCATTGTTTTAAATTCAATTACTACTAGTGATGATTATGAGAGTGATTTCTCCACTAGAAGAGCATTAATCTATACTATGAGATTTACTGCCAAGACATATTTCTTTGGTCCAGTCAACACAGATGTATCCAAAGATATTATCAAAAAGGCATCTATTGGATATGTTGCTGGTTCCAAAACTACAACCCCAGTTAGGGAGGTTACTTATAGTGTTGTACCTAGAGCCACTAAAGCGTATGGAGATACAGTCACTACAAACCTAAGTGAGAACATAGATGATAAAGTGGCAATCTTTAGTGTTAATAGTGTAGATGGCATACAGAAAACTAATTACATATACATAGATCAAGAGGAGATGTTTGTAGAGTCTATCTCTGGCACAACACTAACTGTCAAGAGAGCACAAGACAACAGCACTGCAGCATCTCATGTTCTTGGTGCAGAAATTAAAGTTATCACTGCTAGTGATAATAGTGCCATAGAATTTGGTGATGACTTTGGATTTGATGGAACCATCTAATGACTAAAAACTTTGACAAATTAAATGATGCATTTAATGTCACTGGGGAAGTAGTCTCTACTGAAACTACTGAAGTTGGAATTACTAAACCTGAGAAGCATGAAAGGTCAGATATAGAAAGAGATTATGAATATACAAGAGGTAATCTATACAGTATAATAGAAAAGGGGCAAGAGGCAATTGATGGTATTCTTGAGTTAGCTCAGGATAGTGAAATGCCTAGAGCATATGAAGTTGCTGGTCAGTTAATTAAGAGTGTATCTGATGCTACTGACAAACTTATGGATTTGCAAAAGAAATTAAAAGATGTAGAAGAAGATAAAGTATCTAAAGGTCCCAACACTGTCAACAATGCTTTATTTGTTGGATCAACTGCAGAGTTGCAAAAATTATTAAAGAATAGCATTCCAAAAGATTCTAAATAAAACATAGGGAGAGAAATCCCAAAGTACTAAGATACTCATAACATGTCTGACGACTATAAAAATTTGCCATCTATTGACGACTTTTCAGAGAGTTTAGAAGAACTTCCGTCAGTTGCTGACTTATTAGAAGAAGAAGATTTACCCTCAGTAGAAGGTTATATAGAAGTAGAGGAAGAAACACAAACCATAGAAGATGCTAATGGAGAAACTTTTGCAGAAGTAAAGGACATTGTTCCTCCTTGGCCTGAGTTACTACGTCTAGTCAATGATGTAAAAGAAAGTATTCCTGAGATACCTGAAATAAAATCATATGATAATGAGTTGCAAGAACTCCTTACTCATATAGAGCAAGTTAAAGAAAGCATTCCAGAAGTTCCAGAAGTAAGATACTATGAAAGTGATATAGAATCTTTAAAAGAAAGCATAGATGGTGTCAGAGCAGATATTCCTAAATTTCCTAAGTGGGTCAATGAGGTAAATGAAGTCCCTGATTTTTCTTGGATTGGAAAAACTTTTAGTGTCATAGATGATGACTTTGATAAGGTCAATGATAATCTTAGAACTCTCAAAGATACATTCAATCAAGACATTGAGAATCTAACAGAAAATTTTGACACCAAAGATTTTGAAAAGAAAGTTGAGATTAAAGAAGTAAAGAAGTATCTGCAAGAAACTAAAGATAAAATATATGAGGAACTAAAAGAAACTGCTCTTAAAATATATGAGCATAGGAATCAATTTAAAGATGATGATAGATTATTGAAGAAGAGTGTATTGAGTAAATTGAATGAAGCAAAACAAAATATTGAAAAGAAGATTAATGAATCTAATAGTAAGTATAGAGATGCTAATAAAGAAATAAAAAACTACTTTAATGGACTGAAGGAAGAAGTTGCTAATTTGCCAGAGGTAAAATACTATGATAAAGATATCAAAAAATTAAGTGACAAAGCAGAAACTCATACCATTAACATTGCAGAACTTTATAAAATTGTAGAGGATATAAAAGGATCTCAAGAAACTTTAAGTGAAGAGATAGTTAACAATCGTCCTATTGCACCTGATCCATCTGAGAAACAAGGAGATGATCCTCTTACTCCTACAGATCAGAAGTTTGCTACTCTTCAAGACTTAGCAGCAAACTACAGACTCTTTGTTAATAGAGTTGAGCAACAGTTATATACCATTGGTGGAGGTGGTGCAGGATTCATCAAAGACCTTGATGATGTTAATTTTGATGCTACCAACAATGACTTATTAATATATCAGTCTGAGGGTTCTAGATGGGTTGGTATTGCTAGTACTGCTCTTGTTGGTGCTGCCTCTGAATTGGCAGAATTTTGTGAAGGAACAAATCTTACACTACAGAATCTTGTTGTAAGTGGAATCACAACTCAAGAAAATATAAAGAATTTAGATTCTATTGGTATTATTACTGGTAGAAAGGATATGAATATCCTTGGGAATGCCACAATAGTTGGTATTCTTACTGTAGGTGGTTCATCTATTACTATTGATGGTGATGCTAATAAATTAAATGTTGGAACTGGAATTACTATAAATGCTGCTACAAATACAATTGAAGTTGGTGGTAGTAAGATTGCAGATGCTAGTGGTAATGCTAGTTTTGTAGGAGTTGTAACTGCTACTGCTTTTGATACATCTATTGGAGAAATAAGAGGAATTTCTACAACTGTCACTTCAACTAGTGGAGTAGTTATTCTTGGACTTACTACTGCTTATAGATCTGCTACTTATCAAATACAGGCAACTCAAGGTTCTAATTTTAATATGACAACTATTAATGTTATTCATGATGATACAAATACATATATGACAGAATATGGAACTATCAATCAACCAACAGGAATAGCAACATATAATACAGATATTAGTAGTGGTAAGTTAAGACTTATAGGATATGCTTCTTCTACTACTTCTACTACCTTCAAAGTCTTCTCAACCGCAGTAGATCGCTAAATATAAAGGTAAATGATGTACTATCATAATGATTTCCTTTAGAGAGGCTACTAAGTTAAGGTCTAGAATAGGAAATGTTATTGACGTTTATTTGTCTTGGAGAGGCAAGAACTACATGTTAAAAATGTTTTTCCCTTCAATCAAAAAACCATCACGCAGAGAAGTTCAGGATCAAGTGGTAAAAGTGTATCCTGGCGCAAAACTCTGGAATTACCAAGTTTCAACCTATGAACCAGGAGAACCACTCCTCCAAACAGGAGGATCAGCGTACTAAAGATTTAGAAAAGAAAGTTAGACAGTTGGAAAGAATTATAGATATGACTATAAAGACTAGAGATCATGATCTTAAGTTTGGCAAATATGAAATGATGTAGGAGGTTATCATGGCAGACAACATTTATCTAGGCAATCCCAATCTAAAAAAAGCAAACGTACAGCAAGAGTTTACTCAAGAACAAGTTCTTGAATTCTATGCTTGTAGAAATGATCCAATTTATTTTGCAGAAAAGTATGTAAAAATTGTGAGTCTAGATGAAGGTTTAACATCATTCAAACCTTATCACTTTCAAAAAAAGTTAATTAAAAACTTTCATGAGTCTAGATTTAACATCTGTAAGATGCCCAGACAGACTGGTAAGTCTACTACCTGTGTGGCATATCTACTACACTATGTTGTTTTTAATGATAGTGTTAATGTTGGTATACTAGCTAACAAAGCAGCCACTGCTAGAGAACTGCTAGGTAGATTGCAGACTGCTTATGAGAATTTACCAAAGTGGATGCAACAGGGTATCATAGCATGGAATAGAGGAAGTCTTGAATTAGAGAATGGATCTAAGATTCTTGCTGCTTCTACATCAGCATCTGCTGTTAGGGGTATGTCATTCAATATCCTATTCTTGGATGAATTTGCTTTTGTTCCTAATCATATTGCTGATCAATTCTTTAGTTCAGTTTATCCCACTATTACCTCAGGTAAGAGCACTAAGGTTATCATAGTCTCTACTCCTCATGGTATGAACCACTTCTATAGGATGTGGCATGATGCAGAAAAGGGAAAAAATGAATATGTTCCTACTGATGTGCATTGGAGTGAAGTGCCTGGTAGGGATGATAAGTGGAAAAAATCTACAATTGCCAACACATCAGAAGCACAATTTAAGGTTGAGTTTGAGTGTGAATTTTTAGGATCTGTTGATACTCTAATTGCACCTAGCAAATTAAGGGCATTAGTTTATGATGAACCAAGAACTAGAAGTGCTGGATTAGATGTATATGAGGTATGCAATAGAGAACATGATTATGTTCTTACAGTTGATGTGGCAAGAGGAGTTGGTGGTGATTATTCTGCCTTTGTGGTTATTGATATAACTGAGTTTCCACATAAAGTTGTTGCCAAATTTAGAAATAATGAAATTAAACCTATGCTATTTCCAAATGTCATATGGGAAGTAGCAAAGAGTTATAATAATGCTTTTATATTATGTGAGGTAAATGATGTAGGAGATCAAGTTGCTGCTATTCTTAACTTTGATCTAGAGTATGAAAATCTATTGATGTGTTCTATGAGGGGTAGGGCAGGTCAAATTGTAGGTCAAGGATTCTCTGGCAAGAAGACACAATTAGGTGTCAAGATGTCAAAGACAGTAAAAAAGGTAGGTTCTCTAAACTTAAAAACTCTTATAGAAGAAGATAAACTTATTTTTAAGGATTATGAGATATTAAGTGAACTTACAACTTTTATTCAAAAACATAATTCCTTTGAAGCAGAAGAAGGATGTAATGATGATCTTGCAATGTGTCTTGTCATATATGCATGGTTAGTAGCACAGGATTATTTCAAAGAACTTACAGATCAAGATGTAAGAAAAAGATTATATGAAGAACAAAAGAATCAAATAGAACAAGACATGGCTCCATTTGGATTTATTATGGATGGTTTAGATGATGAAACATTTGTTGATTCTGATGGAGATACATGGAAAATAGATAATGGTAGTTTAGAATTAGATAGATTAGCAGGAACACCTGGATCTTGGAATGTTGATGAATATGGAGATCGTTCTTACATGTGGGATTATAAGTAGTGGAATTAGATAGTCAAATAAGGCTAGGACATTTATTACTCTCTGATAGAAAGTGTAGAGTATGTGGAGAAACAAAAAATTTAATAGATGGATTTTACTTGACACGTAAAGATAGAGGGACATTGGCATCTGCTTATTCATATGAATGTAAAGTATGCACTATAAGAAGAATTGTTGATTCTAGAAAAAAATCAGATCCTCATACAGATTGGAACTATCCAGATTGGTAGTGTTCATGTATTGTTTCCCCAATGAAAACATAGAAAACAATAAATATTTTTAGATAAACTGAGACGAGGCTAGACGACATGGCGACTCCACAATTATCTCCTGGAGTATTAGTAAGGGAGGTGGATCTGACTGTAGGGAGAGCAGAAAATGTATTAGATAACATTGGCGCCATTGCTGGTCCATTTGAAATTGGACCTATAGATGAAGCTATTGACATTACAAATGAAACTGAGTTAATTAAAACTTTTGGAAAACCACTAGGAACTGATGCTCAATATGAGTATTGGATGAGTGCTTCATCCTTCCTTTCTTATGGAGGAGTTCTCAAAGTAGCAAGAACTGATGATGATGATCTAGTAAATGCTAATGGCAACAGATCTCATCAAGTTAATGTTACTGATCTTAAGATCAAGAACTATGATGATTACATAGCAAACTATGCTGGTGTAGGTCAAACATTTGGATACGCTGCTAAAACACCTGGTACATGGGCAAACAACCTTAAGGTTTGTACCATTGACAATCAAGCAGATCAAAGAATTGGTATAGGAACAACAACTGGTGTATCAGTTGGTATGGGTGTTAGTGTTTCACTTACTAATGAAATCATAGCAGGAGTAGGAGGAACTTCTGAGTTTACAGGACACATCAAAGGTATCATTACTGGACTTGGAGCAACAACTATTGATGTTAAGATAACCAATAGGGTTACTACTGCTGGAGTCTCAACTGATATAACTTATGCTCAAGGAGATCAAGCAAGGTCTATCATAGCAGGAAATAATATTAGTATTATTAACTCTTCTGCTACAGGTATTGCTACATTTGCCACTGTAGGTGGTAACTTTGTTAAAGATTGGTATGATGAGCAAACTCTTGGATTAACAAACTCAACAGTATTCTGGAAGGCAATTTCTCCTAGACCAGATACAACTGTATGGGCAAATGATAGATCTTCCAAGAATGATGGAATGCATGTAGTAGTTGTAGATGATCTAGGTGATGTAACAGGAATACAAGGTAATATTCTTGAGAAAAATTTAAACTTATCTAAAGCAACTGATGCAGTTTCCTCAGAAAATGCACCTCAGAAGATATTCTATAAAGATTGGTTAGCACTCTATTCACAATACATCTATGCAGGAGATGATCCATCAGATGGTTCAGATGGTTTTGTTGCTGCATCAGGTTTCAGTTCTGGTTATACTCCTATAACCACTGCATCTGGTGGATGGAATAGAAATGCACAAGGTATTACTTTCAATGTAGTTGGAAATAATACATACACACTTACTGCTGGTGCAGATTACTCTGCTACTGGTGGATTCCAAGCAACTCTTGGTAATCTAATCACATCTTATAACTTATTCTCCAATAAGGATGAGATAGCAGTTGATTACTTAATCATGGGACCTGGATTAGGTGGCATAAATGACTCTCAAGCAAAGGCAAATAAACTAATTTCTATAGCTGGTGAGAGAAAAGATTGCATGGCAGTCATTTCACCTCACAGAACTGGAGTTGTCAATATCACAAATACAGACACTCAAACAGACAACATAATTAAATTCTACAGTCCACTATCCTCATCATCATACGCAGTATTTGATACTGGATACAAGTATATGTTTGATAGGTTCAATAACACATTCAGATTCATCCCAACTAATGGTGATGTT